GACAACTTCATGTCCCCAATGGCTGTAGAGCCAATGTATTATAAAGCGTTCGATAAGAACCATGTTAAGAGAGCCGCCCATCGCTGAACGGCTCTTAGGTGAACTGTGTGATTTGCCTTGTAGGATAATACCGCATCGGTTGCGGTTGTATCATAGGCTGAGATACAGGCTGAGCCATAGGACGACCATATGCATCATACTGCGGATTATAAAGCATACCGTTCACCTAAATCACTCCTTTGTGATTATTCAGTAATGGTTACGAGAATCTCTGCATCCAGTTCGTGTACTGGAAGTATGGTACTGGCAGGATATGTGTTGAGCAGTGTTCTGTAGGTTTCTGCAAGTTCTGCCAGACTATCAGTAGAATATACTCCCTCACTGGTAGTGTACCACTGATATACTTCCTTGGATGAATTAAGTTTCAACATTATCTTGTACATAATTCTCACCTTTATTCATCAATAAATCCTCTGCGAATAAGTTCCTGTCTTACCTGCTCCCTGAGCCTGAGAGGTACTTCTTCGAGAGTTTTTTCGCCTTTCATTATGAGGTCAGCATATACTTTTACCATAGTTTATTCCTCCAGTATCATTTCGTACAGGTCGCAGAGTGCAAGCTGTGCATCTGTGAGCTGGAATGACAGATCGTTATTCTCGTTAGACAGCTTAGTTATATATTCATCCTTGCTGTATTCTGTCATTGTAAAGCAATAATCTGTTAGTGTGCCTTCCTCTGTTTCGATTTCACTCTCCACAATGTCGCTATAAACAAACACTTTGGTTTCGAGGACCTCTATCGGAACAGGCATTGTTGTGCTGTGTACGTCTTTGTATACTGTCATTTATTTCACCTCTTAAGTATTTTTGTGTGAACCTATATCCGTTACAGTGCTTCAGCCAGCCAATGTATGACTGCCTTGACTGTTCGCTCATACCCTTTTTACACTTCTTCTTGATGGCTTTGACTGTACGCTTTCTCAGTAAAGTATAGCCTTTGAAAAACCTGTATCCTAAGAAATCTACCCCTCGTGAATCTATTGGGAATATCTGATAGTTATATTTGATTGTAAGCTTAAGGTTGTCTCTGAGATAAGTTTCTATTTCACGAAATAAAGTATGAAGTCTGCTCGGGTCATAATCAAGTATTACAACATCATCCATATATCTGTGGTAATACTTGATATGCTTTTCTTCCTTTATCCAATGGTCAAACCACGATAGATACAGATTTCCCGAATATTGTGATAAGTAGTTTCCTATAGGAACACCATTTTCTACACTGTCTATTATCTCATCGAGTAACCATAGAAGCTGTTTATCCTTGAATAAGCGCCTGTATTGTTGCTTGAGTATACCCTGATTTATGGATGGATAATATTTGCTTATATCGAATTTAAGACAGTATAGTCCAAAGATTGAATCGTCTTCTTTGATTTGCTTTTTGATTTTGCGTACACCGTAATGTATCCCTTTGCGAGGAATAGCCGAATACGTATCATCTGTGAAATGTTTTATGAGATATTTCTCAATAACCTGAATTATAGCCCACTGACATATTCTGTCGGGGTAATATGGGAGCTTATATATCTCACGCTGTTTTCCAGTATCGTTCTTTGTAAATATCTCATATTCTGAAGTGTAATATGTCTGATTAATAAGACTTTCTTGAAGTTTGCCAAGATAGTAGTCTGGGTCGGAGTCTACCATTTGAACTTCTTTGTACCAAGTCTTACCACGCCTCGCATTTTTATGTGCAAGTCTAAGATTATCTATGTCATATATTTGAGAGTATAAATTTCCGACTCTTTTCATATAGACCTCTTCTGTTTTTTTTGTGAATGATCCCAAGCTTTCGGTTGTACGGACCTACTAACACAGTTGTACATTCAGATATTTTACCAAGTGGTATGGTCATATATCAGTAAATTTATTTGAAGGCTGTAAGCCATCAAAACTAAGTGAATTAAGACACAAGTGCCCGTACAAATCATTAAGGTGACCGCCGATATTCCGATTACGATTACCTACCCTGTTATTCAGATTCCAGTAGAACCTGCCCGCATTCGCTGAATTATTCCAGTTACCGCTGAGACGGGTAAGGTAACCACTTGACATATAAATGTCAAGCGGAAACCGAACTCTGATATATAACCGTTATTATTTATGTATACATACAATGTGTATCATTCATATGTATACGTTTAAAACTCCTTCTTTCAAATGCGCAATATTATGACGAAAGTTGACAAAACTCATTATATCCCATTGTCACGTAGTAGGAATATACAAAAGGCGACCGCCGATATACCGAGTACGATAACCCACCCCGCTATCCAGAGCCCAGCAGAACCCGCCCGCATACGCCGAACTACTCCAGCTACCGCCGAGACGGGTAATACGCCATCCGTTCACATTCTGGGTAACGTAGCACATGTCGCCTACAGGCTTAGACGAATTAGCACCTACTGCTTCTGATGGCAGAAACGCCCAATCACATGCATCTGAGTATCCAAATGCAGATACATAGCTCTGCACATTAGAGACTGCAATGCCAGTATCAGCATAGTTATCAGTCTTCTTAGACTCTGCATAATTGAAATCAGTACAGTAGTAGGCTACTCCGCCATGTAGTGTACCATCGCCCCAGATGTTCAGTCCGTCTACGTTCTTCCAGATGTTGCCATAGTCATTCTCAACTCCACGATACTTTACTGACAGCTTACCCGCCGCAGTATCAACTGTACGAGTGCCGTCAGAAGCGTAATGTATAGTAGATTGTGCTACGCCAGAGCTATTGCCGAGTGAAGCAGTAGAACCTGTCTGTGATGCTTCATTACCGCTGCCAGAAGTGTAAGCCGTTACGCCACTGCCAAGCAATGACTGCGTGTTGAATCCGCCGTACTCAATTGCCATAAGCAGTTGTTCCATTGAAGCGACCTGTAGGTTCAGATTGTGCCATCCTGTGCCTCTGTTCTTGCACATTGTTTCTATTGCAGGTCGTGTCAGCACGTTCTTGTTGCCCGATGCGGGCTTCACTCCTGCTACAGAGCTGAACTTATCTACCGTTGTATCCATCATATACGTACTCGGAGTGAACTCACCATCGTCACTCATATCGTCGTACACAAGATACTTTGCCTCGGAAACATCGTATATGCTGCCCTCGTAGGCAGATAGAAATATTCCCGCAAGTTCTTGTCCGTTTGCGTCCAGAAAGGCAGGATGTACCTTAAAGCCCGTCATAGGATAGTCGCTGATATAGTAGTTTGCCTTTCGTATATGATAACCCATGCCCTTGCCGATATATTCGAGCTTCATAGGAACTGTTTTATAGTAGAATTTAGGCTGATATACCATTACTTGTCCGTTCGATCCGTCTTCGGTGTACGAAGCGTCACCATACCATGAGTTTACCGTGCCATCATCTGCAAGGTTGCAGAGCTTGCGTCCGCCGAACATGTTATATGCATCGAAGTCTGCACCTGCTGTCTTTCCTTTAGCTGCGCTCAGTCGTGTGAATGTCGAGTTCTCAAAATCCGCTTGCAGTCCGAGAATGTGCTCTGACTGATAACCTACATATCCTGCAAGATTGGAGAGACGTTCTGCCGCACCTGAATTGTCTCTGATGTTGTACGTGATATCACTTCCGTTTACGGGAACGGTATATTTTGATATATTCATAGTATAGCCTCCTTTCTTATAGAATAATGCGATTACCTTTCTTGATGGGCTGACATCAAGAGGGGACTAACCACCTGTCCAAATTTAGCAACTTGGCAGTCCAGATTTGTTCAGATTTATTAAGCAGTAGGGAAATAGGCAAGGCGAGCACCAATATTGCGGTCACGGGATGTTGCTTGAATATTAAGAGCAAAATACAAACCCGCATCATACCCGTGCCTCCACGTTGCGCCAAAACGAGCACTTCTATAACCTGACAAAGAAGCACTTACGTAAACATAGTCACCAACGGGATATAAATTGCTGCCACCAATTTTAGAGCATATAAACAGCCAGTCATATTTTGGTTCTGCATAGCCAAAATATTTTATGTAGTTTGCTTCGTTAGTGAGAGTAAATTCAGCACCGATATAATTATTGGTGTTGACTGTATCGTTAAACTGATTGTCAGTACAAATAAATGGTTGACCACCGCCCATTGTGCCATCACCCCATATATTTATACCATCTACCCACTTCCAAATATTACTATAAAAGTTTTCAATCCCACGATAAGACATAGCTGTTTTTGCGTTTGCTGTTTGTGTTGTGCCTGTATGGTCTATTGTACTTTCTGCTCTACCGCTTGCATTACCTAAACTTGCGGTTGAACCTGTATAGCTTGCACAATTGGTATTACCTACATCACTAACACTAACAACACCCATAGCAAGACTATTTTGCATATTGCAGTTGCCATACTCCACTATAAACAGTAGATATATAGCACACACAGCCTGTATGGTCTGCATTTCCCATCCAGTACCCCTGTTGTGGCATATAGTTCTCACATTAGGTCTTGTAAGCTGTTGTGTCAATCCCGAACAAGGTCTTACCCCTGCTATACTCGACAGCTTATCCCCTGTCCCTGCTGTGAAGTCTGTGACCTGTTCATCTTCCTGCAAGTACGCATCTGCTGACACATCATAGATACAGCCCTCATAAGCACTGATATAGGCTTTGTTTATTACCCTGTCGCCTATTTGGAACAGTGGATGTACCTTGAAACCGTTCTTCGGTGTACTGCTGATATAGTATAGGGCTTTGAGTAAATGATAACCCATAGCACCTGTGTAGTCTGTGTTCTTTTGTAGTTTCAGTGGAACGACCCTGTAATAGAATTTGGGTATCTCCACCATTACCTGTCCATTGCTACCATCTTCCACATATCCTGCGTCGCCATAGTAGGCATTTACCGTGCCGTCATCGGCAAGATTACAGCGTTTCATACCACTGTACATCGGGTATACGTTAAAATCCGCACCTGCCGACTTACCTACAGCTCCACCAAGTCTGGTAAAGGTATTGTTTTCAAAGTCGGCGAGAAGTCCAATTACGTTTTCGTCAACATACCCTACATATGCTTCCATGTCTGCTATATCAGACAACGCTTTTGCATCCTTGATGTCAAAGGTAGTGTCAGTACCACTGATAGGTACTGTTATTTGCTTGATGTCCATATTATTCACCTCCAGATGCAGTAGGAATGTAGACTATGCGACCGCCACAAAATGCACCTCTATTTATGGCAGTTGTGTTAAGCATCCAACGGAACAGCCCTGAGTCAACTCCACCTATTTTTCCTTCTGAATATGACCCGTGCCAATATCCACCGAAGTATATTATATTATACCCATTTAAATTGTATACTGCTGTACAAGTATCACCTATAGGTTTTATATGGTTAGCGTTTATATCTTCAGATGGCAAAAACGCCCAATCACATATATCTGAATACCCAAATGCTGAAATAAAACTACAGTTATATGTGAAGGTAAATCCAATAGGAGCGTAATTTCCAGTTCTTGTGGCATCAGTATAATTATAATCAGTACAATAATACGCAGTACCACCACGCATATTTCTGTCGCCCCATACGTTTACGCCATCAACATATTGATGGATATTGCCATAGTCGTTTTCTACTCCACGATATCGGATTGACCGCATGTCTTCCTCTGTTTCTACTGTACGAACACCGTCACTGGTATATCGAATTGTTGATGTAGCTTGCCCAATACCGTTACCTATATCAGCAGTTGCTCCTGTTTGTGCCGCTTCATTTCCAGTGCCAGTATTAGCTCCTGTAACACCGTAACCCAATAAACGTTGCATATTAAATCCGCACATTTCTATTGCCATCAGCATTTGTTCCATTGATACGATTTGTAAATTAATGCTATGCCATCCTGTGCCACGATTTTTGCATAGGGTTTCTGTTGCGGCTCTTGTAAGATTGTTAGTTTTGCCCGATGCGGGCTTCACTCCTGCTACAGAGCTGAACTTATCTGCGGTAGTGTCCATTAAGTATACTGAGGAAGTATAAGTGCCGTCTACAAAATCGTTGTCATCATATACAAGATATTTCGACTCAGAAACATCATATATGCTTCCCTCATATGATGAGATGTATATACCATCAAGCTCGTTACCATTAGCATCGAGGAAGGCAGGATGTACCTTGAACCCGTCAATCATGTAGTCTGAGATATAGTAATTAGCCTTGCGGATATGGTAGCCCATATTATCGCCAATAGGCTCAAGTTCTATAGGTACTACTCTATAATAGAACTTAGGTTGATACACCATGACCTGACCGTTAGAACCATCTTCTATATAATTATTGTCACCGTACCATGCGTTGACAGTACCATCGTCAGCAAGGTTACACAAACGCCTTCCACCATACATATTAAATACGTTAAAATCAGAGCCAGCGGATTTACCTCTTGCTGCACTAAGACGTGTATAAGTATTGTTCACAAAATCAGCTTGTAAACCTATTATTCTGTCATCATCGTAACCGATAAATGCCTGTAAATCGGATATATCTTCTCTAAGTGAAGCATCCTTAAAGTCGTAGGTGGTAGCAGTGCCGCTTACAGGAACGGTATATTTGCTGATATATGCCATATTGCCACCCCCATTATGATACTGTTACCGTGCCCGCTGTTCCTGTGAAACCCAATGTAAGGTCAGACACTACAGAATTTGTGAAAGTAGTAGGAAGCGTACCTTGAGTAAATGTAAGGTTTTCAGTAGCACTATCATAGCTGAATGTAGGCAGTGTACCGACAGTAGCTATTGTGTCTACAGAAATATCAAGTCTGTCATCAAATGTTACGCTGCCAGCAGGAGTATAACTGCCTGATGCAGAATCCTTCTTAGCAAGAGCACCAACAGGCATAGTATCTACAGCGCTCCACGAGTATGTCGGAGTTGAAGCCCCATCGGAAACGCACTTATAAAAACATCCGTTAGTGTATGCGCTTGTCGTAGTGCCTATATATTGCCATATCTTACCGAGATTATCAGCACTTGCAGTAGGTATTGTAGCGTACTGTACGAGGTCAGCAAGCGGGGTAAGAGTACCATCATAATTTACTTTATTTACACTCATATAATCACCTCTGTGTGAGGTCATGCAGAGATGACCCCACTATAGTTAGTCAATCAGATTTGCTTGTGAATAGATGATTTTTTCTTCAAGCGTAAGTTCGTTCCAAGCCGCAAGTGTACCAGTAAATATCTTATTGCCTATATCATCTACGGGCACGTTTACCCAAGAGTATGTTGGTGGTGTTTGTCCATCGCTAACACACTCATAGAAATATCCATGAGTATAGCTTTCGTTGCTTGCACCAACATACTGATATACCTTGTTGAGATACGCAGAAGAAGCGGTAGGTACAGTAGCTATCTGTATGTTCTGCACCACCTGTGAATTTATAATACCAGCAACTCTTATGAGATCGCCGTTCAGATATGTATTAACACTCATGTAAACCCCTCCTTACGCTTGGAAATTGTTGAACACGATGTCTACGACGTAAGGACCTACATAGCCTGTCGAAGAAGTCGGGTTTGTTACAGGGGGATTTATAAGAAGATTAAGCTGAGGGTAATGATATGTAATGCCTGTGTCACTGTCAACAAACGTATCCGAAGAACGTGTGATGCTGACTATATCGACTCTCGCATTAATAGTGGGGACTGCTTGAGTAGGAAGCTGAGCACCGTATATGGACATGATATGTCGCATAGGTGTCTCAGGGTCGGTACTATTTTCTATCATATCCATAACCTTCTTAGGAAGTCCACCGAACGATTCCATCTTATAGGAAACATAACCTACATCGTTATTGATAAGGGGGTTATCAGACTGACCGCCAGAAGATGGACCTATCCAAAGAAGACGACGGTAACGAAAAGCCATTTCGCCGTCCTTCTTTATTCTTCCTCGGTAGTAGTCATTATCAGGCGAAGAATATACTGGAACATTCAGAACTGTACCGATATTTTGTACAAGATTGTATATAGCAGTTGAAGCGATGGCATTGGTAGTATCGACTATTGTCTGTTCTATAATACCCATTCCACTGTTGTCATCTGTAAATACTATGTCGCCGCTTTCGTATTCAGCCTTTTCAGCAGATGTCAGTGCGTCCCATTCTGTAGTAGTACCTATAAAGTGAGGTACACTCGGCATAGTAACCTCTTGCCAAGAGTATGTAGGCGGAGTAGCACCATCGCTCACACACTCATATACATAACCATGCTCATAGTTTGCAGTGGACTCGCCAGTATATATATATACGTTACCAAGCTCAGCAGCAGAGGGAGCGGGGAGTGATACCACATGCATAATGTAGTCTGACAAGTCGATGTCTGTCTCACCGATACTGATATACTGTCGAACATTATCGACCTCTGCAACGATATACATTTCATATATGTCGTTATGGTCTGCGTCTATAAGGTATATGACATTATCTTCAGCTACCGAGATTGCAGGAAGAGTGTCTACGACCTTCATCCTGATATGTTCGCTATTATCGAACAAAGATTTCAGCTCTGTAATAGCGTTCTGAACTGTTACAGAGTTTAATCCTGAAGTTTGATTGTTATATGAAACATTGCCAGCTATGGTCGAATTGCCGCCATAGGTGACACCATTCCGAATTATTTTTCCCATTTATCACTCACTTCCTTTATTAAGTGATGTTGTGTACTTATATGCAATATGTTTTGTGCAGATTGTCTATGCGGTTTATGAGATGCAATATCCACATAAACCGCTAAGTGCTATGATAACGACCGCTATTGCGATTACATCCGTCATGTTGTCGCCTTTTTGAACAGCGTGAAAGTGAACGGTGGTGCATACCAGTCAGTGCTATCGGCTTTGTCTACGCTTATGCTCCACTGTACCTCTGCGATTATAGGTGTTATCGCATTGTCCGCCCATGTCACCGCATCACCGCTCTGTAAGCCCTGTGTGAGCGTGTAATCTGCGGTCGTTGAGTTACGGAGTACTATCTTTGTCCCCGCAGGGATAGCTTCTGTTGCTGCTATCTTGACAGCAACAACATCGTTTAGTGCTTCGCCGCCTGTTGATGCCCCTGCTATCACAAAGTCCGTCCAGTATGCCGATACCGCCGTGTATGCCGTGTTATCCTTGTTTATCTCCACCTTGTACGGCTTTGTGAGATATGTGTCCAATGCACCCGCTGGCACTCCAGCACTTGTAAGCGTAGTGTCAATCGGGTTAGTGTATGTGGGATTATATCTTGTTATAGTTACAGTAACCTGTGAAGCATTAGCTGATACAGTCCAATTCTTTATTCGGCAATATCCACCATTAACTATGCTGTATGTAGTCTGTGATATCTGTTTCGGATAGCCGCTCACTGCTTCACCTGTCACCGCATCCATCAGCATAATAAATAAGCCCACTGTATGCTCTTGTGTCTGCCCGTCATATCTCTTATCGCAAGGTGTCCATTCATCGCTTACCTGCGATGGGTATGGTTTGCTTGCAAGATAAACATACGGGTAATAGTCTGTGCCAACTGTCGGTATAACTCGCATCGTGTCACTCTCTACACCTGTTACATCTATCAGTTCACAGTCTGCTTTCGGATAAAAGTCCTTGCTGACCGCAACTGTGACTGCACTATAACCATCTGTGCCAGCGGGCGGTATATATATACCATTTGAGGTTACGTTGAGTGTCTCAAGTGTAGGTAAAACCTCGACTTCGACTTCATTCCAACCATCTACACCAACAGAGGGAGTAAATGTACCATTCACAGTAAATTTAACGGTATTAAGAACGGGCGAAGAACCGCTACCGCTCATCATCAGAGCCAGTGCGTCTTGAATAATATCCATTAAATCACTTCCTCTATTGTGTACTGCGGATTTGTACGAGTATTACCACTACCGCTTGCTGTTACTGTTACCTTATAGTCCTTATGAGCAACAGTGTCCTCTATGATTATTTCAACCTTATTGTCATTTACCTTAGTCATAGACTTATAATTGACAGGGTTAGGCATCGTTACGTTGGCGCTAACATCTATAAAGTTGCTCTCCATCTTTTGCAGACGAGTTTCAAGATTAGAAAAATCACCCTCAGCGACCGCATCAGTGATGAAGTATTCGGTTCCGTTTACCTTCTCAGCAGCAGGTAAAGCATCATATTGAGCCTGAGTTAAATCGACATGAACGTTTTTAATATCATCAACTATCTCGTCTATAGCTTCTTGAACATCTGTCGCAGAAAGACCAGAAGTAGTGTTGTCATAAGAGATATGCACTGCGGTAGTAGTACCGAAAAGCTTGCCATCCTTATATATCTCTCCGCTGTTAGCATCAAGTACCACAAAATATATAGTGCCATCATTCTGCTGTGCTGGAGTAAGAGCATCATATTGAGCCTTAGTTAATACATTGAATAAACCGTCGATATTTTCAACTACTTCATCCAGTGCATCTTGTACATTTGTGGCGGTAAGCGCAGAGGTTGTATTGTCATATATTACATTGATGGCATCGAGAGTTCCTGTACCGTATTTTATGTCGTTGCGATATATTTCGCCCAAGCCTGTTGCAGAGTCATATACGAAATACTCTGAACCGTTAATCTTCTGAGCAGGAGTGAGCGCATCATACTCAGCAGCGGTAAGAGATGTGTGTACAGACGATACAGCGTCATACACTGCGTCACTGGATATGAGATGCAAACTACCGTCGACAGGCGCTTGATCTACAGGAATGGTAATCTCAGTATTGTTATACTTAGCTACTCTGATATCGCCATTATTTTTCTGAGACACTTCTTTTACCAGAGTATTTATCATAGTCATTGTCTCAGGCTTTGTAAAGTAGTTATCCAAATCAGTAATATTACCGAGAGGGATTATTTGCTGTTCCCCGCTTATCTCTGCCAAAACATATTCTTCATATGTGCCGTCATGGTTTGTGTCAACAAGATACAGCTTGTTAGGCTCTGCTGTCTCAACGGTCGGTACAGTGTCCTGTACTACCATTGTAAGACGTTCCATAGCCTTAACGTAATCCATTATCTTTTTATCACTTGATTTGCAAAGTATATATGTTACTATATCCATACTTGTAGCACCGCCTTAATCAGTGAGTATCCACTCGTCGCTGTCACCGTTCAGGACATAGCAGGGCAGTTCAGCATTAGCTATGAAACAAAAACTGCCGCTGCTTGCCTTTTTGATAGTATTAAGCTCGCCCGTGCCAGCCTTTGTGGTGGTAGGGAGCTTTGCTAATTCATCTTCTGTATTGAT